CCGTAAAGCCTCTTTAGAGATGACACCTCTAGATTCCCATAAGGGGAATCTTTTCCGGCTATGGCTTGGCCGATGAGATTCTTTTCCCGCAAAAGTCTGCCATACGTTGCTTGTGGATCAGTGCTAAAATCAAGTAGCTTTTTTTCCTGTGATGTTAACCCTTTATCGCTAACCTCTGCGGTTATATCGCTTAATGTTTGGGTTAACTTTGGGAATGTAACTTTAGTGGTTTTAGAAATGGAATTATCAACCTGATCGTAAAGTGATTTTGCTTGTTGTTCCAATCCTGTACGGGTTGTCTTTAGGCTCTCCAGAATGTTTTTTGATGCCAGCCCGGTTGATGGCACCCCTTCAATATAATTGGCATCAAGCCCTTTCATCACTTCATCGGCTTGGGCAACAGCATTGCGTACCGTTGTTTGCCAGTTTGAAGATGCTTCACTTCCCGCGATAGAACGAGTAAGCCCGGCGGCTTCGCGGATTTGTGGGTTATCGCTGAAAACGTCAAAGGGAAGCTCAATGTTGAGCCGTTCTGCTGCTGCCTTTGCTTCGGGGTTGGCTTTGGCAAGAGAAGCCAACTGTTCCTTGGCCGCCGTTGATCCTCTTGAGAAGCTTGTGGCCTTTCGAATAAGATCGCCAACTTCGGCGGCGGCTTCTTGTTGCGGTACTGGCTTTGGAGGTACAGCAACTGGAGGCTCTACAACTTGCGGGGTTGGCTTTGGAGGCACAACGCTTGCTGGCTTGCCAATCTTGCTGCCGTGAACGGAACCATTGACCCGGCTACGCTTGCTAGAAATTGCCCCACTGGCTCGGCCCCAGCCTCGGCTGCAACTTGCCCTGAAGCCCCGCCTGTCACCCCACTTGCAATTTGCACCCCTTCTTGAGAGGCTAGAACTTGCCCCACACGCTGCGCTAAAGGGCTTGCGTATTGCATTAAGGTTTTGCCTAGCTGCGCCGTTCCTAATGCACCTCCAGCACCAGCGGACGCGGCTTGCAGCACCCGTTCTGTTTCTGTTCGGGGATTGGCAACGCCTATCCGTGTTAGAAGCTCTTCCATAGCTGCCGTGGGTGATTTTAATTCCGTTCCCAGCGCACTATTGATTGCGCCTACAATAGGATCGCCAAAAGCTTGCGCCAGTGCCCCTGCACCCGCTCCTGCCGCTGCCCCAAAAGGAATGCCAACACCTGTAGGGGCGGCCAAAGCCCCACCTAATAGTGCCCCCGTAGCTACAGGGGCCATTCCCCTAGTAACTGCGCCAGCAACCCCGGCAGCGGTCGTGCTCGGTTGGTTTGGATCGGTTACGCCGCCCATTTCACGTTGCCGGATGCGTTCTTCAATGACATCGTTTGATGGTAAGTCCGATTGTGCGCCACCCTGACGTTCAGCGCGTATTTTAGCAACCCTATCCTTTAATTCTTGTGCATCAGGTGCAATACCATCGGGAATGTTCCGAATAGTAATCCCATCCTTGGTGGTAATTTCATAAGGCATCTTAATAATCAACCACAATCGGCTTGCCAGCAGCAGGAGTCGTCGCAGGCGTCGTCGCAGGAGCTGTAGGCGGCGTTTCCGTTGGCTCATAGAAAATATTGTCAGGCTTTAAACCGTAGCCAGTGGCAATACGCTCAATGCCTTTACGCACCGTGGCTTCTTGTTTTAATGACTGATTGTAAATGCTGCCAGCTTGTTTTTTGAACTGTTCTCTTTGGGCTGGATTAAGACGCTCACCGTCAAGAAGCTTGTTAAGCTGGTTTCTAATCCGATCCGGAACGCCAGCGGCGTTTTGCGCTGTCGCAAACTCTCCCTCACGGACAACAGAACCTGGGTCAAGCATTTTCATGTAATTATATACCAATGCTAAATCACCAGCAGCGTCTTCATTGGAAGCCAAAATTCTCCCGTATGACGACTTAACGTCTTTATATGTCTGCGTTTGTTCACTATACTCTTTACGGAATTTAGCCTCGGCTTCAGGGCGTTTTTCAAGAGGAATAATGCTTGCACCTTGCTCCGTTCTGGATTGCTGTAGGTTTTTCAATTGTTCTTTTGAAAGCTGTAAATCAATCGCAAGCTTCTGCGGGGTGAACCGCGTTTGAATTTGTTTTAGCTGGGCATCAGCCGAAGCCTCGCTAATCTTAAACGGCTGTAATTCCGCCTTACGTTGTTCTTCTCGGCTGGCAGTAATATTGTCTATAGCTTCTTTTGCTCCGGGTATGGCTGCCAGTATTAGCGAGCTAACTTTCATAGCCGCTGCCGGGCTTTTTTCTGCCGTTCCAGCAAGATTTTCAAAAAAAGAAGCATCGGATTCATTGCCGCTATTGCGTTCTGCAACTGCCCTCTCTCGAAGCAATTTAACCGCCACCGCTGGATCGTTTTCTAAAGAATTTACAATTTGTAGGCCAAAGTTTAATGATGCTTTTTTTTGTTCTTCAGAAAGACTTTTAGCATACGGTTCAAATGCTTTTTGTTGGTCAGGAGTCATAACAGCCATGAAAGAACTAATATCTTTCATGGTTGGCTTAGGATTGTTGAAAAATTCATCAGCTTTTGTTTGATAGACAGCTTCTTGTTCTTGTTGTTTTCGTTGAGCATCAATAACGGCGTTAACCTGCACGCTCTTCAAAATTTCTTTTGAAGGGTCAAAAATATAAGGATTATAATTAAACGGTTCCATTTCTTTTCCTGTTAAAATAATTTAAATTGTGAAAGTGCCCCGCCAATTTGCCCAGTAAGGCCTCCAATCATCTGTTGGGTTGCTTGGTTGGCCCCTAAAATCCCCCCGGCCCTTGCCGCGCCTTGAACACCAAGAAGATTGGAAACATTATTTGCCATGGCTTGCCCTGCCGTTCCGACACCTGTTGCTGATTGTTGTCCTAACGAGGTCAAACCGCCTAGTTTTGTATACTGATTTTCAATTTCTGCCCGCAACATCTCTGGCCTGAATTGAGCCAGTGCCGCTTGAATATTTCCACCGCGCAATCCTCCTGTGGCAGACGCTCTTTGGAGTAAGGCTTCTTCGCCTTGTCGAACAATGCTTTGAAACAAAGGGGAATTTTCCAAAATAGAAATAGCTTCTTGTTGTGCTCCAGCACCACTAAGTCCGATTAAAGATTTTTGCCCTTCTAATGCCGGAACACCAACGTCAACAAAAGGCTTTAATAATTCTTGCACCAAGTCAAATTGCCGCCGTTGTTCTCCAATGCCTTGTTCCGCTGCCCCGGCTTGAGCTGAAGCTGCACTTTTGGCTGCGTTCCTGCCCAACACGCCGCCAACGATACTGCCAGCCCCAGAAACAATGCCGCCAACATTAGCCATTTTTAAATTCTTTCACATAATCTTGAAAGTCCTCGCCATACATTTTAAGCACATAAGGAGACAACCATTTTGCCTTTTCTTGGCCGTGACACAATAAAACCACCATCATTACAACGTCAAAATAACCTGCGCGCCACACAAAAGAGGTTTCGTTAATTTCACCAGCGCGTTCAACGGTATCAGAACCTTGCCATTTTAAAATAAAGTTTGCTACAACGGGTAACAGTTCGTTGCTATAAGCTTTAAAAAAAGCGTTTACGTTCATCCCTACAAGGCTGAAATAAATAGCATCATCAAGATCGTCACGCTTTACTTCATCGCCGTCTGCAACATCATCAAAAACCTGAGTGACATGCCAAAGCATAAGCAGCCATTCAATCGCTGGCTTAGGCAATTCCAATTCGTTAAAATGTTTTACCAGCAAATCTTTCATGGAACCACCATTAAAGTCGCTGCTGGTTGCGGTTATCTCAGCAATTTATAAAAAGCATCTTTTATTAATTGTGTCAATCCATTTCATTAAATTCCCGTTCTTCCCATGCTTGGCAAGACCGTAAATCGTGACAAATAAATTCAAATTTCTTGCAAAATCCTCTAAACCCTGCTTCAACATCGTATTCATTAAACGGTATGCGTTCCATTTTAGCTTGTGTCAGCGTGCTGTTATCATAATATTCACAGTTAGAACACCGCCGCCGCCGCGCTTCCTTTTCATCTACCTGCATTGCCTTAGCTAAATTTTGCCAATATGGTTTATTCTCAGCCGCTACGTTAGACGGCTTTTCAGGGCCAAGCATCCAGTCGTCAAGAACAACTTGCATGTTTTTTTTGTTTTCTGCCGCCGTGATAAAAGGCTTTGTCTCAACGGGCATTTTGCCAATGATTTTTAAAAAATTCATGTTTCTTTACTCCTTTAAGTAATTTCGCGGCCAGAAATACGCATTGTTAGTGCAGATGCTGCACTTGCTTGCGTTACGATAAACGCGCTGGGATCAAGTTCATGACCAATAAGTTCAGGGCACAAATATGTTTCGCCGGGGACAACGACTTTATCGTCAATGACAAGATTGCTGTTACTGGCACTGCCGCCTTGCTGAACAAGCCAAACAGAAAATGACCTGTTTACGGTATCAGTGTTGGTTACTGTAACTTTGTCAATCAATGCTTTAACGGATGAAGCGATATATTGAGTGACCTGCGTGCTTTCAAGTTGTTTTGCCGGGACAAATGTTTTTACAATTACAGCCATACAATCAATCTCCTAAATTGAAACAGGTGACGACAACAGATGGTATTGCAGGAACAGGAGCGGCGGCGGCTTGCGCCGTTATTCTTACTGCCGTGTCGCTTACAGACCACATTATTTCAAAATAATCGTTTTGTTTAAATTTATACAACCAATTCCATGCGGCCACAAGCTCCCCATCGGTTCCTTTCAATCTTATTTGAAAAGCCGATTGCACAACATCAACTCCATTTACGCGCAGCCAGATATAGCCAAGATGATTGCCGCCTGAAGTGTTGTCCATTTGAGCTGAAAACTGCACATTATACGTTCCGGGGGAGTCAACATAAACTTGAGACGTTACAGCCCCAACATACACGCCGCTGCTTTCATCGGTGGTGTTTAAGGTCATTGCATAAGCCGTGTTAATGGCAGCCGCCGTCTGTGTGGTTGTGTCGTAAAATTGCCCGATACGCGGACGTTTAACTAACGCAGAAATAGATTCTAATTTATGTTCCACAACGGAATAGTTAATTGCCGTGTCTTGCTTTAAAGCCGTTATTTCGCCCAATGCTTGAGTTGCTATAGTCTGAGCACTGTCAGAACTTATGCTTGTTCCCTGCGTATCTGGTGCTTGAGAAACTTGGTCAACAGTGCTGAAAAGCTTTTCAAATTGCCGGATTTGTTCTTGGCTGTTTAAAAAACTTGCCAATTGAGCGCGGGTTAGGTTTATTTTTCTTGCTGCCATATCAGTATGCTAACCCCTCTAGCTGGGCTTCTAATCTTGCAAAAGACAAGTGAGCGTCACTTGTGCCCTTAAAGCGCTGTATCCTCCAATTACGCATATGGCCCTGTTGTAGCCATACCAAACGCTTGTTTGTAGCCCCAGTTGTTCCAGCACTGATAAATCGTTCTTGACTCCATGACATACCATCCGTCGAATAGCTGGTACTTAGCTGAGGATTCAAGCCTGTTAAAACACGCCCCGGAAGAGACACAAGCTCTAGTTCGTGAAACAAGCCGCCATTCCCTTCATTGTATACAATGGATGTACTAAATTCCCAGCGTGTTTTATTCCCCCAGTGGCTGCTAACATTTTCCAAGAAATACCCTATTGATGCCGTTTCAGTATCTCCAGCAAACCATTTATTGTTGTGCCATACAAAATTTCGCGCCCGGTATTTTTCAAAACTATTTAACGTACTTGTTAACACAAACCAAACGGCCTGCCCAATTTCTGGACTTATTGCCCCATCAAAAACTAAAGTTCTGTCCGGTAGGTGAACGTAAAGATGCTGATGCGATTTATCGTTTCGCGCTTCAAGTTTAACTTGAGATAATTCTTCTTCTGTATACTGCTCTAAAATATAATCAATTTCTTGAGAACTAATTTTTTTAGCCGTGGAATTTTCACCAAGATAAATCCCAGGAGATTCGTTTCTTCCACTGCCAAGAAAAGCTAGCGTCTGCATAAACACGCAACAAGCATAAGTTCCAACTGTTCCCTTGGGAATTTCCGCACCTTCAATACGCTGAAACGGAAAAAATTCACCGCCAATGTTGGTAAAAATTTCAATGCTATACCTGTTTAAAGCATATATTTCATTGCGAATCTTTAAAAGAGCAACAATATCATCAGGATCAATTTCCGATGATCCATATTTTAAAGGATTAACTTGCGTTGGATCGGTCAATTCAGTAACAACTAAATTAACGCCATCCGTAGTCATAAAGTATCCGTCAACCCATACAGCGTCATTAACCGTTCCCAAATCAGGATCGGTGACCTGCGTAAGCAGTGATCCGTTCCAGTAAAACAATTTACCTTCAGAAACAATTGCCAAAAGGTCAAAACTATAGTCTAAAGTTACATAAGTATCATTAACAAACCCAACATCGGCCAATTCCGTTATCACTCCGTTATCGGCGATTGAAACCAGTTTTGACCCCATAACGCGATAATGCGTGCCTTTCCAAACAATTCCTCCCCGGTCTATACCCGACCCGGTACCAACCGAAACTATTCCTTCCGCTGGTCGCAAAAATCCGTCGCTAATCCCAGATTTTTTTAATACTGGCATCATGTTGATAGGATAACTTGTCCGAATATTAGCGGATTCGTCAGTATAAATGCCGCTAATAATCGGTATCTGCATTTTTAAGCACGGAATCCATTGACGTTAACCAGCACGTTGGCACCCGTAGTCCCGCACTGGATGTTTAAGGCAGTTGCTGCCGTGGTACCGCCCGTTGTGGTATCAAAACTTTCAACATTAAGCCTGTTAAGCTGATCTCTGCTTTTGATAATGTTTGGCATGATAATTGCTCCTTTTACGCTGAAACTGCTTTAATAACGGCAAAACGCAACACAATTGCTTCTGCTAAAGCACCAGCCGTGGCGTTACGGATATTGATTGTAGCTGATCCTGCCGCGCTTTGAGCGTTCAAGGTATACGCCCCCGCCGTGCCCCCGCTAATGTGGTTTAAAATGAGCACATCACCAGCTTCAATGGTTGTGTTAGTTAAAACAAACGACACCACCGTGCCAGCGGCAAGGCTAGCAGCATCCGTGGTGATAGAACCGTTGGTCTTGCTTAAAGTAACCGCCGTAGCTTTCCCAGACCCACTGCCTTGGGTTACAGTGCCGCCCGATCCCGTCGCATAT